GCTTTGAGCGCGGCCCCTGCGGCGGCGGCCCCTGCGGCGTCCCATGCGGAGGCCCGCGCGGCGGCCCCTGCGGCGTCCCATGCGGAGGCCCGCGCGGCGGCCCCTGCGGCGTCCCATGCGGAGGCCCGCGCGGCGGCCCCTGCGGCGGCCCGTGCGGCGGCGGCCCCTGCGGCGGCGGCCCCTGCGGCGGCCCATGCGGCGGCCCCTGCGGCGGCCCGTGCGGCGTCGCGGGTGGCTTTGTGCGCGTCCCATGCGGCGGCCCGTGCGGCGGCGCGGGTGGCTTTGAGCGCGTCCCATGCGGCGGCCCGCGCGGCGTCCCGTGCGGCGGCACGCACGACAGGCGCGGCAGCGGTCGCTGTCACCATGTCCACGATGGGAGCCAGACCTGTGACGTCGTCAGCTTGATCGTTCAGCTTAGCGAGACGCAGCCACGCGGGCAGGAAAGTGCGGATCATCCAGTCAAGCGCGAGATAGGAACGGCGCTCTTCCGTCGCTGCGTCGGCGCGGGTGTTGATGATCTTTGGAATAAGCGGCTTCAGCAGCCGTTCCCGATCTGCATCGGTCGGCAGGTTGTCATTCCAGTTGCGCAGGAAAGCGCCGATAACAGGCGACACGCACTGCGGATGATCGGACCACGGTTCGCCCGCGACGAAGGCTACGGCTTCCATAATGCACGCGCCCGCGTCTGGGCCTGCGTGCGAGCCGCTTTTCAGCGGGCCAAGTTTTTTGAGTACGTCCAGGTTGAGGGCTCTGAGTTCTGCGACGATGTCGGTCATGGGTTCTGCCTCCGAATTTCGTGCTTGCCTTCGTCTGTGCTCATCCATGCTTCCATGGCTTTCAGGCCCGCCTCAGTCGCGTAAAACATCCGCGTGGTTTGGCCCTTGGCCCACTCCTCATCTTCGCTCCAGTTGGGCGAGCGTTCGATCAGTGCGATGCGTGGATCGCCCTTTGTGATGCAGTAGCGGTTGCGGTAATAATCGCTCCTCGGGTTCACCTTCTCGGGCGAGCCAAGCGCGTGATAAAGCATCGTCATTTCAGCGTCGGTGATAACGCTCATCAGAACTGTTCCTCTTCGTGAAGGTCAAGCGGGTGGCGGGGCGTCAGCAGTGCGAGAAGGCTTGCGAACAGCGCGGTCATGGCGCTGCCTTCCGCGCCGCACGGGCTTCCGCCTCGTCCTGTGCTGCGCCTTCTTCAGCGATCAGATCGGCAATCGCCTCGGCTTCGGTGGAGCCCCAGCCGCAGAGGTCTTCGCCGTCGTCGCCTTCGCGCTGGGCTGTGTAGTCATAGCCGAAGTATGGGATCGGCTTGGGATCGTATTCGGTGATGATCTTGCGGTTTCTCACGGGCGATACCCCTCGACGTTAAGCGCATGCATCTCGCGAGCCAGATCACGGGACAGGTCAGACATCAGGTCAACGATAGCGGGGTCACGGTCCCATGCGCCATGGGTCAGGCCGCGCATACGGGCGACGATTTCGCGGATTGCCTCGGCGCGGGCGTCCCACGTGCGCTGTTGCGCGGTGCGGGTGTCGCGGTGCGGAACCGGGGCTTCGCGTGTGTAGCCGTAGTCGGTGAAAATCGAGGTCATGTCGTGCTCCTTTGTTGTCCCCACACTACACGCGATCTATCATATTGCAAGCCCCTATTTGCGCTGGCGTGCAATTATTTTCGCTCTGTCTTGCCGTTCATCCTGCGGCGCAGGGTCTTGTTAAAGCCGCGCGAGGGTATCGCTTTCTTTACGCGGGGCTTGTTCTCCCCACGAATGCGACGGCCCTTTTTCGCCTCGCGGTTATCGGTGCGGGTCTTGTCGGCGTGGCAAGGTTTGCAGACTGCCTGCCAGTTCGACGGCTCATGTTTTCCAAGCGCATCGATGCGCTGCACATGGTCGATATCGAAAGCGATGCCCCACAGATCGCACTTGCAGATGTTGCAGAGCCATTCCTGGCGATTGGCGACTTCGTTGCGCTGGCGAGCGGTGAAGCTGCGGCGGCGCTCTGGCTGGGGAAGGTCAGCCATCGGCAGGCTCCCGTTCGTTGAGCTTGACGCCGTGTTGAGCGCAGAACGCTTTGATGATCTCGAACAGGTCGGACATTTCCTGCGTCGATAAGTTGGCGGTTGACCTGCCGAGCTGGACAAAGCCCGTGCCGTCGATGTTCGGGACGATGCGCGTTTCCTGTTTCAGCGCGGCCATGAAAACCAGCTTCCAGTCAGCCATTGACAGGCGCTGACCATGCCAGAGCATTTGCGTTTGAATGTCCGTAATCATTGCGTGCAGCCTGTCGTTTTGAGGCAGCGTGCGCTTTGGCCCTTGGAACGTGACCCGCGTTTCCGCTGGCGCCCGACGTATCCAGTCGATCGCCTTTGCGCGCATGGTGTCATTGTGCAAGACCAGAAGCGCACGACCCATCAGAGAACCCGTTCCTCAACAATCTCAACGCCGGGTATCTCAATGGCCTCGCCCTTCGCATGGCGGATGTCGGCGTTCGCCAGCTTGAGCGCCAGCTCTTTCATTTCGTTGCGCCCGGCGTAGTGAGCGATCAGCGTGGCATAATGCGTGACCTTGGCGCTGCGCTTCGTCTTGAGCGACGTTGCAGCAAAGCCGCCAGCAGCAGAGGACACGCGAGACGCGGCAAGCGCCTGGCCCTCGGCAACCTTGGCCTCAACGTGCGCAGCCATCACGTCAACGGTCGGCGCGGTGGCTGCAAGGAACGGGTCGTCTTCCGGTTCTTCCGCAGCCTTGGCGGCGAGGCGTTCGGCTTCCTCAAGCTTACGCCGGGCTTCCTCGGCAATGCGTTTGGCCTCACGTTCGCGGGCATCGAGGAAAGCGGCGAGCTTCTGTTTCAGCCCCTTGATGATCTTTTCGCATTCCTCGACCAGCGGCTTGTATGCGCCATCGATCTGTCTGCCAGCCTCAAGGTGCGGTCGCTTCTTGTCGTCGCGTGTGGCATCGATCTCCTTCGCCAGCTTGCCGCCGTATCCGACATGATCGCGGACGAATTGCGCATTCGCCTCGGTGATTTCGGTGACGGTGTCGGCATCGGCTTTGAAGCGCGCCAGCATCTCCCGATAGGCTTCGACATCGTCGGCCTTGTTGTGTCCCATGTTACCTTGCATTTTCAAGTTCCTCTTCAGCTTCAGCGCTGGCTTGTTCGGCATATTGCAGGCCGTCCATCAGTTCCGTGTAGGACTTGCGGATTTCGGCCTGCCAGTCTTTCGGCTGGAGCTTGACGCGTTCAGCGTTCATGCGGCCCCATTCCTTCAGGTCGCGGCTGGACGTTATGCGGCGCATTTCTTCGACCATCACGCCGTAATCTGCGCGGGCATCGCCCTTGCTCATGGTTTGGACCGGCGCTGGCGCTGGGGTATGCGAGGGCGCCGCCTCCCTGCGAATTTCATGGTGCGACGCGTCGGCGTCGTTGTCGCCTTCTGTCGGGATGCAGAATGTCTGCATCGCCATATACTTGTAGGCGGCTGACATGGCCTTGTTTGTGGCCTTGTCGGCGCTGTCCATCGCCTCGCCCCAAGTGCAGGCGGTAATCTTTGAGCCGTCAGTTGCGCAGACGATGTCGAACTCAACCTGGACGACGACATAGAACAGGATGCCGCCCTTCTGCGTCGTCTGTTCTGTCTTCTCGCGCGTCAAGACACGGGGGACGATGATCAGGTGATGCCGCGCAAGCAAAGGCGCTAGGGCGTTGTAAACGTCATCGATGCCGCGAAAGGCGTAGCCTTGTTGCTGGTTGCGCCGCCCCTTCGCAATCCCCTCCCTGCCGACGTCCTGCATTACGGCGGCGATCGCTTGATAAACGGCGGGTAGGGCAATCGTGTCTGTCATGTCTGGCTCCTTGTGCGCCGACACTATGCCCCGTCATCTATCATTGCGCAAGCTATCTTTGCGCTAGACATTCGCCCGATTGCGTGGCAGACGTCGCTTATGGACGAGAAGACATTTCACCGCGCTCTAGGCAATCCGCAGCAACTTGCGGCAGACATCGGCACAACCGCTGACATGATCTATGTCTGGCGCCAGCGTCGGACGGTTCCCGCTAAATGGGTTGCCAAGGTGTCGGATGCGACAGGCGTTCCGCCCCATGACATGCGTCCGGATATCTTCATGAAGCCATCGCGCAAGGTAAGCGCGTGAGCGAGCTGATTGACCGCGCCGACGAGATCCGTGGCCTTGCCGAGAAGTGCAAGACCATCAACGATCTGGCAAAGCGCCTAGGCTGGTCAATGGAAGTCACGCGGCACGCCAACCAGGTCCTGAGCCTTGGCCTGTCTGACGCAAAGCTACAGGCCGGCAAGCGCACAGAAGCGCGATCGGTCCCGAAGCCTGTCAAGGCCAAGCCTAAAGCCTGACGCGCTCAAGATGGAGGTTTGGCGCTTTACAAGAGGCTCAGAATGGGCTGATTGTGACGGCTTAAACGGTTTGCGGGCCGCCCGGCAAAGGCGGCCCGCTGAAGCCGATCACTGACGGGTTCGACGTCAATGTCAGAGCGCAATCTAGCACGCTCGCATTCCACGCCAAGCCCTAAATGCGGAGGCTGGAATGAGCTGGGAAGTTGTCGGGGCTGTTTCAAAACGTCAATGCGGAGGGGCGGTTCGGCGCGTATTGCTGCTGACCCTGGCGCAATATGCGGGACATGATGGGCGGGACATATACGCATCCATCCCGACCCTTGCTCGAGACGCCGAGATCGACGAGCGGACCGTACAGCGAAACATCAAGGCTTTCATCGACGAGGGGCTGCTCGTCCTCGTCGGCAAACGCCAGTGCCGCAACGGTCATACCAACCAGTATCGTATTAGATTATCTGCGCTCCGAGAGCTGCCGCTGATCGTTCGGCCGAAGGAAGAACCCGAAGAAGACCCCCGGCAGGCTGCCACCCCTACCCCCGGCAGCGTGTCACCCCCACCCCCGGCACAGCGCCACCCCACCCCCGGCACAGCGCCACCCTATCCTATCAAGGAACCTATTGATGATGATGATAGCGCAAGCGCTGAAATCGAATTTGAAGAAAAGTGCAGAGAATGGGCTGGTGACGTCCTAGCCCCGACTGCGGGTGGTATAGATAAACTCTATCGCCTTCTGAGCCAGACCAGTGACGCGGCATGTACTGAGGCCGACATCGAGCAAGGCATCAAGCACGCTGCGAAGTGGCTTCGAAAGAATGACCAGAAGGCTAACTCGCTGGGATACTTCGAAGGCGCAGCCCTAGCCGCCCGCGATCAGCGCATGAAGCCGGTAACACCTTCGGAGCGGAAATCTTTCAAGCGGGCCGAGACGTCCAAGAGCGACGAGCTGGACCGGTTCTTGGCTCGGGCTAGGAGTTCGCGCGGTGTCGCTTAGCGTAATTCGCCAGCACCCGCGTGACCACGCTGGACAGCGTCCGGTCCTCACGTTTGGCAATGGCGCGAAACACATCCAGCGTGGCGGGGTCAATCCGCAAGCTGATGTAAGCCGATTTCTTCGCCATTTCCAGCCAGCCCTTTTCGTGTTGCAACGTCATACAACCTGTGCCACGTTTGAGAAAGAGGCACAACGCAACACGATTTGAAATTAACAACTTGAGCCGCGCGGCGGCTGCTGGCACAACCGGCAAGGGAGCTAACAATGTGGGACGGGCAGGCAGAACCAATATCATTCAGGGCAAAGATCCACGAGGTGAAAACCGTCGTGGCCTACATGCACGGCCTTCCCGTGTCTGCGCTTGAAAGCGGATGCCGCAAGCGCCTGTGGGCTCACCCCCGCCAGGAAGCCATGAAGCTGGCGCGTGAGCTGTGCGGCGCAAGCTACCCCCAACTGGCAAGGCATTTCGGGGACCGTGACCACACGACCTGCCTCTATGCTGATCGCAAGATCACGGCGCTGGAAGCAACGGACGCCAAGCTGGCCGCCCGCCTGACGGAATGCCGCGCACGCATTGCAGAGCTTGTCAGCATCAGGATCGGCAAGCTTGTATCGATCCCGCAAGGGCAATCAACCGAATGGACCCCGCCCCCGCCGATGCGCATTTCCAAGCCTGACGTGGTGCTGGCGTCGATCGACCTGATTTCATGGCAGGCGCTTGGCGGCGAGCAGGTGGCAGCATGACCCGCCACAACGCACGCCACGCCCTAGCCGAAGCCGACAGGCCAGCCGGCAAACCGCAGGAGCGCATCCCCGCGGCCAAGATGGCCACCTACCTGACCGAAGAACAGATCCAGGTGCAGGTTGCCCAATATCTCAACGCCAAACTGCCGCGCGACTGGCGCTGGCACCACACACCGAACGGATCGCACCGCCTCAAGTCCGTCGCGGCCAAACTCAAGGCCCAAGGCGTCAAGCCTGGCATCCCCGACGTGTGCATTCTGCGGCCTAACGGATCCCCGATCTGGATTGAGTTGAAAGCATTTGGCGGCGTCCTGACCTTTTCGCAGAAAGATTTCATGACGTGGGCAATGGCTGCAAAGCATCCATTTAAGGTCTGCCGCAGCGTCGGTGAGGTTGAGGTATTCCTGAAAGAGTTCCTCGCATGACCCTCTGCACCGGCTCCGGAAGCCTCCCCCAGCACATCTACTGCCACGTAGGGCGCAGCTTCACGCGTACTGGTCCGGGGCTCGGCACAGAGCCTTGCGTCTGGTTCGGCCTTCGCGCTTACCACGGTCGCGCATGGGGCTGTCATGTGCTCTTGGAATGTGGCGCCGTCGTGCGAGACATCCCGTTGCACGCACTGGCGCAAGGCCCCGACGTTGATAACGACTGGCTGCTTGATGAAAGCCAGCATTGGGACTGCTACGGCGATCAATTCTCGCTCTTCCGTTACACCTATCTAAGCGGCCTTGAGGCGCGCGTGAAATGCGCAGACGATGAGCACATAGGCGAATACCTGTTTACTGCCTGCCCGCTCAACGATGGGTTTTCAGCCGAGCCAGCGCAATCGAAGGAATTCAAATTCTTCGCGCTCCGCAACGGACGCTACACGGCGCAACCAACCAACCGCGTTCTTTTCATTGAGCGATCCTTCACAGTTGAAAAAGATTGGCCGACCGACATTCAGCGTCAAAGCGAAGTCTGGTCTTGTGAAAGCTGGGCCGAATGACCTCCCGCCGCAACCAGACCCACGACGTAAAGCAGGCTGCAAACAACGCCGCCCAGCTCACCCACCAGCGCCTCACCTGCGAAGGATGCCAGCACCTGCGAGCCCTTCGCCCCATGTGCATGGCTGAGACATCGCCAAACTTCCGGACGCCTCGATCCACCTACCAGGACCGTTGCACCGCCTACGCGGTGAAGGGCCGTCAGCCGCCCGCGCCGAAGCCCGAACAGATTGTGACCAGCGTACCCAGACCGCCCGAAACAAAGCGCAAGCGGTCCTACGTCACCGGGGATGTTTCCCGGCGAATGTATTAGCAAACAGGAGCCTGACCATGCAGACCGCCTACCAACTCGCCCTTGACGAATTCAAGGATGCTTCCGCCGCCGTCCGTGTCGCCTTCGGCGCACAGGCCGAAGCCCGTTCCGCGCAGATCGTCGCAAACCGGAACTACACCGCCGCAACCGACGCATACACCGCCGCAACCGACCGTCTGGCACGCGCCGATGACGCGCTGATCATGGTCCGCGCCGAGCCGCCGACACCGGCGGATATCGATGTGACGCGCCAGCCCGTAAGCTTCACATTCGTCGAGGCGACAATCCCCAACGTTTCGGCTGAGTAGCCATCATGGGGCGATTGGGGAGACCGCGAAAGCAGGGGCAGCGCTACCCGTCAGGGGGCTTGCGCCCTACCGCAGAGGAAATCGAACGCCGCAAGACACCTCGGGGCGAGCGGATCGACCCAACGCCCGAGACCATCGCCCGTAGACAGGCCCTATTTGGCGATTACAGGCTCGCCCGTGAGGAAGTCTGCCCGCTGGATAGGGTGGCCGCCCGACTGACCGAGGAACAGTACCACGCAGGCCGCTACGCCCGCGCGGTGTATGCCCGGTATGTGGTCGCCATCCGCGCGCCACGGGTGACGGCCGGCCAGCTCCGGGACTTCGTCCAAGGTTCGGGCGAGGGCGGCATGACTTACGACCAGGCCCGCGCCGCTGTCGCGGAGTATTTGGACGCGGTGACAGCGATCCGGCGCTATTCGCATCGGTCGTTGTTGGAAGTGCAGAGGGTCATGCACGGGTCACCCCCCCGATCGCTTGACGTGCTTGCGGTCGGATTGACCGCGCTGGCGGATCATCTCGGCTTTACCCGGGCGGATGCGGCATGATGTTGATCGAGCAGGGGTTCTACGTCAGCGCCGGAATGCTCTGCGTTTGCCTGTTGCTGGCTTGGCTATGGCCGCGGCGCGACACATGACCGACCTTGCCGTCGAATGTATCTTTACAACGTCACCGGATCGCCTTAGTTGGTAAATTCAGAGTGGCGGTTCCTGTGTGGAGCCGCCATTTTTGATTTCGGGGCCACATGATCCTCCCCAGCCGCGAGATGGTCACCCAGATCGAAGCCGCGCGCTGGTCACCCGATCCCGAGACGACCGCAACCCTTGATTTCATCGTTGTTTCGCTGACCGCTCCCGATGCTGACGGGGTCTGCGAGCTGCAACGGATATACGAGCGCTGCGCCTACGAAGCCGAACGGGATGAGGCTGTCGGGGCCATCGGCTTCAAGCTGGCAGCGGCGCGCCGGCGGCACGTTTACGTCTGGTTCCTGGCGGATTGCCCGGATGATGGCTGGTGTTCGTTTCATCTGGTTCTGTCTGATCGCCCCATTAGCCGTGAAGATGTTAGGCGAAAGGCGAAGCGCAGATACTCGCTGAACTTGCTGAAAGAGCGGTCGGAGTGGATCGGATACGAAAAACCCCCCGCCGGTGAGGGCGAGGGGTTTGACGGTTAGATAGCTTTTTTCCACCTGAGTTCGGCCAGTTGCCGGGCCGGGTTGGTCTGAACCGGTTGGATCCGGTTGTCTCGCAGCGTCCGGGCAAACCCGAACGAGGCGAAGACGTTCACGAGGCTGATGAAGAAGCAGGCAGGCCACAAGGCCCAGTCCGGCGCCAGATCATACTCGGTATTGAGATGCTCGAGCCCGATGTGGTTCAAGCCAGCCTCAATGCAGCAGAAGCCAACGGCAAGAATGCCAGCGACAACTGCGGTGAACCAGTTCCGCGTTTCCCAAGCTTCCTGAACCCGGCCAACGGCCTTGCTCAGGAGGAACACGATGACGGCCATAGCGACCGTCAGGAGCGTGCCAGGAAGCCAGCCCTTGGCCCAAAAGCCCAGAGTGGCGGTGACGACCGAAAGTGCGACGAAAGCAACGCAAGCCTGGCTTTCAAACGGACGATCTTCGGTATATTTGGTGGTCATTAGCGGGGTCCTTTCCCGTTAGACCGTGGGTGAGGGGCTGAATCCTCCCCGCGGTCGCTGATTTTCAAACATCAGTGTTTCACAACACACCCCAAACATACGCACTCGCCCCTTACGGGATAGGTTACCGCTCAACGTTACAGAGGCGGTTCCTAATCACATTTGCGAGAGTATTGTTACAGTATTCGTGAGGTATAGCCGCAATGGCCTATCCCAATCCGATCATCCGATACCGCGAGAACAACCGCGAAATCTTGCGCGGCGTCACAAAAGACCATCGCGTCGGGCGATTTGTGCTTCAACAGCGCGAAAACGAGACGGGGAAAGCTGTCCTAGACTTCACGGACGTGTTGAATGGCGCGACGATTACTGCCGCTGTCGCTGACAACAACATCAGCGGAACTGTCGCTGTTTCATCCGGACAGGTCACGCTCACAACGACCGGCCTGGGCATGGGATACGGCGACACGGACATAACCGTGACGTTTTCAGACGGACGCATCCGCATCGAGAAGCTCCGCTATGTCGAAGTGAACGGCAATTGGCGGTCTGATTATGGCTGGACCTACGCATCGTGACGAAGCTGAACGAACAACAGGAGCGCTTCTGCCGCGCGATCGTTGAGGGAATGAGCGGAAACGAGGCTTACGTCGAAGCGGGCTACAAAGTCTCAAACGACGCAACCGCAAGAGCCAATGCTAGCAGGCTGCTAACAAACGCTAGCATCTGCGAACGGATCGCAGAACTACGCGAGCCAATCGCGGCCAAGTTCGAAATCACCACGGATTTCATCGCCACTGAGCTGCTGAACGTCTGGAAGGCATCGATCGGCGCAGACGACAGAACCAACGCGCGCCAGGCGCTCATGGACATCGCCAAGCTTACGGGTCGCATTGTCGATATGAGCCGCGTGCAGGCCGAGAACATCAACTACAACCTGTCTGCAGATCCCTTGCCGGCCGAGGAATGGGAGCGAGAGTTTGGAGACGCGAACGCTCTGGGCGCCGCAGCCGGGGCCGCAACACGCGCTCATTAAGTGCCCGGCGCGGGAAATCCTGTTCGGCGGGGCTCGCGGCGGTGGCAAGACTGACGGCATCGTTGGCCGGATCGGCCTCCGCCAGAAGATCATGGGCGCCAACTACAACGGCGTGATCTTCCGTCAGGAGATGCCGCAGGCAGACGACTTGATCGAACGCAGCCAGGCCGTTTATGGGCCGCTCGGCGCGCGGTTCAACAAGGTGCAGAGCCAATGGAGCTTCCCCGATGGGGGCAGGCTGAGGTTCAGGCCGCTCGAAAGCATAGACGACGCGGCCAAGTATCAGGGCCAGAACCTCACCGACGCGGTGATTGAGGAAGCGGGCAACTATCCAGCCCCTGACCCGATTGACCGCCTATGGGGCGCTCTGAGGGGCGCCAACGTGCAGATGCTGCTGACCGCCAACCCCGGCGGCGCTGGCGCTTCATGGATCCGGCCAAGGTTTCACATAGACGAGTGTCCGCAGGGAATGCGGATATTCAGGGACAAGCTGCCCAACGGGGCGGAACATACACGCTGCTACATCCCAAGCCGGGTAACGCAGAACCGGGCTCTGTTGAGCAAGGATCCGGACTACGTCAACCGCCTTTACCTCGTCGGATCCAAGGAGCTGGTCCGCGCCTGGCTTGATGGCGACTGGAACGCGATCGAGGGGGCATTCTTCGATTGCTGGGGACCGCAACACGTTGTCAGCCCTTTCGAGGTGCCTGCCGAGTGGCATTGCTTCCGGTCCTTCGACTGGGGCAGCGCCAGCCCGTTCAGTTGCGGCTTCTGGGCTGTAGCGAGCGACGACCTGCACCGGCCCGAGGGTGTCATCCCTCGCGGCGCTCTGGTGCGGTTCAATGAATGGTACGGCGCGAAAGGCCCCAACAAGGGGCTCAAGCTGACGATCGAGCAGGTTGCCGCGGGCATCCTTGAACGATCAAAGGGCAAGCGTTACGTCGGCTGTGTCGCCGATCCGGCCATCTTTGCCGAGGATGGCGGCCCGAGCCGTGCCGAGGTGCTGAGACGCAACGGCGTGTCGTTCAAGTCTGCCGACAACAAGCGTGTCGGCCGCAATGGCATGATGGGCGGCTGGGACGAGATGCGCCAACGGCTTGTTGGGCATGGTGGCCGGCCGATGATTTACACGTTCTCGACCTGCAAGGATTCAATTCGGACCATCCCGGCGCTGCCTCACGACACGACCAGGCCGGAAGACGTGAACACGGACGCAGAAGACCACGCAGCGGATGAATGGCGCTATGCCTGCATGTCGCGGCCGTGGATTGCTCCGCGACCAGACGCAGGACCCGCGCGACCACGCGACTACAGGCCCCCACCAAAGGCGGACAATTGGCGAGTATTGTAAGCATGTCGCCCAAGCCCTCCACGGGCGAGGACGGCGCCGAGCGCATTCGGAAAATGGTGCGCGAGTATCTCGATACGATGGAGGAAGCGCGCGACCGTGCTGCGCTTGCGCGCGACTATTACGACGGCAAACAATGGACCCGTGAGGAAATCGCCACGCTGAAGCAGCGCGGCCAGGCTCCCATCGTCTTCAACCGCATCAAGCGCAAGGTGGACAGCATCCTTGGCGTCGAGCGCAACAGGCGCACCGATCCCAAGGCTTACCCACGCACGCCACGCAATGAGCAAAGCGCTGACATCGTAACGAAGGCGCTGCGTTTCGTGTCTGATCAGACGCGGCTGAACAACATTTTCTCGGGCGCATTTGAATGCGGGATGATTGAGGGCGCTGGCGCTTGCGAAGTCATCATGGATGGCCCCGAGGATATCAAGGTCAACTTGATCCCGTGGGACGAGTTCATCTTCGACCCGCGTAGCAGCCGCCACGATTTCAGCGATGCGCGTTACCTCGGCGTGCTGAAGTGGATGGACGCGGACGACGCCACGGCTTTGTACCCCGACAAAGCCAAGGAGATCGAGGCGTCGATCACGGGCGCGGAAAAGGCGTTCGTTGCTGACCAGTCCGTCGAGGACAAGCCGTCTAGCGGGACGTGGATCGATCGCAAGCGCCGCCGTGTCCAGGTCTGCCAACTCTATTACAAGCAGGGCGCAGAGCACATGTACGCCGTGGTTGTCGGCGGTGTGCTGATCATGGACGGGCCGAGCTACTACCGCGACGAGAAGGGCAAGACCGTCTGCCCGATCGAGGCATTCTCAGCCTACGTGGACCGCGAGAACGCCCGTTATGGCGTGGTTGCAGACATGCGCGGCCCGCAGGACGAGATCAACCATCGCCGCTCCAAGGCGGTTCACTTCCTGCACTCCCGGCGCGTCATGGCGCAACAGGGCGCCGTTGCCGATGTGGCGCAGGCCAAGCGCGAGATTGCCCGTCCTGATGGCTGGGTTGAGGTTGTAGACCCGCAGGCGGTGCAGGTGCTGGACACGGCGCAGGAGACGACCGGCAACCTGAACATGTTGCAGGAAGCCAAGGCAGAGATTGACCTTCTCGGGCCGAACAACGCCTTGCAGGGCAAGGGCACGGAAGACCAGAGCGGCAGGGCCATCATTGCGCAGCAGCAGGCAGGGCTTGCCGAGCTTGCGCCGCTCTATGACCGCTTCAACGACTTCAAGCTGCGCGTGTATCGGGCCACATGGGCGCGCATCAAGCAGTTCTGGAAAGCGCCCAAATGGATCAGGATTACTGACGACCAACAGGCCACGCAGTTTATCGGCCTGAACCAGGTCGAAGGCATCGACCCCATGACGATGCAGCCGCAGGTGAGCAATCCCGTGGCGCAGATGGACGTGGACGTCATCCTAGAGACGGGACCGGACACGGTGACGCTGCAGTCCGAAGAGTTCGAGCAGCTTGCGCAGATCATGCCGCAGTTGGCCACGCTCCCGCCGCCTTACGCGCTGGCGTTGATCGAGGCGAGCAGCCTGCCGGCGCAGCGCAAGAAGAAGATGACGGAGCTGTTGCAGGGCGGAGGGGAGCAAAGCCCCGAGGCGCAAGCGATGGCGCAGAAGCAAGCCGAGATGGCCGAGCGTGCTGCAATGGCCGAGATTTCGACAAAGGAAAGCTCCGCCGCGCTGAACATGGCGAAGGCGCAGAACGAGGGCGCCCTTGCGCAGTCCAACATCCAGCTAGAGCGCGAACGGATGATGGCCGAACAGGTCAAGGCGCAGGGCGAGACGGCTATCAAGGCGCAGGAGCTTGAGATCAAGCAGCAGGAACTGCAATTCAAGCTGGCAGAGCTTGAACTCAAGCGGGCCGAACTCGGGCTAAAGCAGCAGGAACTGGCTGTGAATGTCGAGATGGAACGGGAGCGTTCCGCGCTAACCGAGCGCATGGCCGACCGTCAGGCGATGGCAGAGGACAACCGCGCGCAACGTGAGGCGTCTAAGCCGCAAGAGATCGAGAAGCCCGACAAGAGCGGGGAAGCTGTGGGCATGGGCCTGCAGGCTCTGGCCGCCGCGCTGAGCAAGCCAAAATCGATCGTCCGCGGTGCGGATGGCAAGCCGATAGGGATTGAATAATGAGCAAGGGCAATACCTTCGAGAACGAGCTGCTTCTGTTGATCTTCAA